CCAACAGCACCATTGATGTCTGTTGTGTTATTGACTAGCAAAGATACAGTGTAGAGAGGGTTTGTAGCAGTTACTGCTGTTCCCTTTGTTTGTAAGAATACACAGGTAACTGTTGTACCCCATGCAGCTTGTAGTGTTGCCAATACATTTGCTGATGCTGTGTCATTTAGAAAGTCAATAGTTACTGTTGATGCCTCTAAGCCCTTTACGAACTTGTGTGAGTTATCACCCATCGCAGTTACTTCTAGTTCATCAAATACTCTGTTGATTGTTACTGCTGTTACATGGTCAGAAAGATCAACAGTGTTAATCTTCACGCCCACATTGTTATTTAGAAATACAGCCATGAGATTATTCCTCGTCTTTCTTAGTAGTTACTGGCTTTGGTGCTGATGGTGCTACCTGCCCGATTTTGATCAGGAAGGCTTCGTTTTCTTTTTCCCACTCGGACATTTTAGCTCCAGCTCGTTAGGATTGATACGGACATCTCGCAGCTCAGCAGTTCGCCTGATGCAGCGTTGAGAATACTAGGTGCGCTTATTGCGCTTACATTATAGGTCAAAGATGATGCTGCGAGCTTTGCAAACACGCTACAAACGAAATCTTCTATGCCATTCAAATTGCCCTCGTTATCGAATAAGGGCGCCACAATTAGCAGCTTGAAGGATGCCATAGGACTAATGCCAATGTGCTGATTATTTGTAGGTGTTATGTAAGGATCATCTGGAGACACGATGACAGAGTTAGCAAGAACTGTGGCAGGTGGAAAAGCAAAGACTTGGTATTTCGTGTTATCTACTAATGCTGTGGCTAAAGTAGTTCTAAGGGTAGTGATAGCAACTGGCATTATCCCACCATCGAGCGAGGGTCTAGTGCGTGTGCGATCAATCCTCGCACCTTAGCGAGGAGCTGTGCGCTCATTCGATAAGGGGAAGGCTGGAAGTCAATGGCATTTGAGCCACTCAAAGTGGCGGTGCGTGCTTGCCAGATTTCAACAGCGATCATCAAAGCTGCATTTTGCACTGCTGTATCTGTAGTCCAGTCTGTGTAAGTTGTGGTAGATACAGTTCCATAAGGAAAAATTGGGTGATAAGACTGCGCTGAAGAATGAGTAGTTGTAACACTAATTGAGTATTCACCCACGGCTGTAATTGTCTTAGTGCCGGCATACAAATTACCTGAGTTAGCAATCGTTACGCTTTGGCCGACATAAAAGGTATCTCTAACATCTTCATTAAAATACAAAGTGCCTGTGCCTACAACATTGCTGTGAGCAACGCTAAACCATTTAGGAGCCCATAACATAGGAATAAGGACTGCATCTGCGGCATCTGCTACTTCTTGAAGCGTAACATCTGGATACAAAGTACCGACTCCGAGAGTGCTGCGGAGTTCTGCGACTGTTGTAAGTGCCATTTGCAATCCTTTCTAAAGACTCTAGGGGTCAGAGGGCTACTGACCCCTAGAGCGACTTAGTTACCTAGTTATCAGGTTAGGTTAAACCAGTTTGCGCCTGCTGCAAGCTTTGTAGCAAGTGCTCCTTGACCAAATAGTAGAATGTCTACAGTTCCGTCTGAGTTCACATTTGTGCGAAGTTGCTGACGAGCACCCTCGTACCATGTGTAAGCGTCTGGGTTAATAACAGCCATTGAGTAATCAGCTGTTCCTACTCCGCCAGAACCCTTCATGTAACGAGATACACGAAGGTCAAGCCCTGCAACAGATCCGCGAAGGCTTGTTGGTGTAAGTGCGCCACCTGCGTTTTGAGGATTAGCAGCGATGTAGATTGGTCGTCCTTGATCGTTGTAGCTCATAATGTTAGCCCATTGTTCTGGTGTAACTACAATGTTGCGAGCAAAGCCAAGTGATGCTGAATACACTGCGGCTGCGGCACTTGATACATACTTAAGCAAGCCATCAGCTGAGTTAGCCTGTGCTGTTGCGTTAAGAGTACCTGCGCCCTGAATAGCTGTTGTCACAAATTCTTCAGTATCTTTTGCGTAAGCAAACTCCATCTGGACTAGAAGCTCGTCTAGGAAAGCAGGTGTTGAGTTTGTTAGCAATTCGAGCGTAGTAATTGCACGACCCTTAAAAGACTTCTTTGTAACTGTAATAAATGAAGCCTCAAGTTGTGACTCTGTAACAGCACCATTCTCATCGATCTGATCTACTAGAGGCACTTCAGTAATCTTTGGCAACTCAAAAGTTTTTCCAAATTCTGGCATTGTACCGCGGGAAACTGAATCGATCATTGGACGGTCTGCGTTAGAAAGGAAGTTAAGTAGTTGTGTGCTTTGTGGTGTTGGGATAAATCCTGCACCTGTTGTTTGATCGTTGTCAGCAGCGCGAAGCCATTGACGAGAATCATCATCACCAAAAAGGTTAGCTTTTAGTGTGTTTTCCAAGTAATTGCGCTTTGTTACTTCAATTATTGGGTTTGTGTAGTACATCGCTGAAACAGTAGGACGAGCAGCCTCGACAGCCGCAGCTTCTACTGATGGTGTTGCTTCGACTGGTGTGGTATCTTCCACGACTGGAGTCTCGCTTTCTGTAGTTGGGTTTTCTTCAACAGGGGTAACTTCCTCTGCTGCGATCTCTAGGATTTGAGCAGACTTAAAGGCTGGCTCTGTAACTAGAGAAACTTCTTTTAATTTAGCCGATGTTACGACTGTGTAGCCATCGCGTGATGGTTGAGATGCGATAATTTCCGCCCCGATTGAAAGACCTGTAACTAAACCCTCGCTGGCCATAATCAAAGCATCATTTCCGCCTGTTGATTTGCTTAACTTAAATGTTGCATAAATGCCATCTTCACGAGACTCGGCAGCTGTCATTCGACCAACAGGCTTTTTCATGTCGTGCTGGCTTAGCAATTTGATCTTTGACACATCTTCAATGTCGATTGATCCGGCTGCAAAGACATAAGCACCAAGATTTGTTTTTCCGACTTCGCCAGTTCCCATAGGTACGATCTTTCCAGAGATTTCGCGGCGTTCTTCTGAGCACTCAATCGATGATGCTTCGATGTATAAGGTTTCCATTATGCTTCGCTTCCATTAGGTGTTAAGTCTTCCATTTCCATCGCTTGCTCTGTTGTAATCAAGCCAAGCGAAAGCATTTTTTCCAATACAAGCAATCGCTCCATAGGATCGATCCGCAAGAAAGTAGAATCTAAATCAAACTTTACATAGTGCCCAGCTGTAGAAATGTCATCCATGCTTAAGCGTTGCTCGATAGCAGAGATAAAAGGCTGAAACGCTAGTGCTACTAATTGCTTTCTTTCATCAAGGATGTTTGAGTATGTCATCGATGTGTTGCGATCTGCCGACAAGTAATAAGCAGGGATTCCGCATAATCTTGAAATTTGAGTTGCCAATTCTTCAATCGCATCTTGGTAGCCCATGTCCTTAGGACTAAAGCCAATGTTTTGCGCTTCTAAGGTAGATGTTAAATAAGCAGTTGATCTATTTTGACGAGCTGCTTTCCAAGATGCTAAAAGAGCCTGTACTTCATTAGGTGGTAGATCCGCACCTGAGTTCCGAAGCACAGTGGTCGCCATTGGAGTTTGTGCTGCCACAGATGCGGCTTTTTGAATGTCAATAGCTGCTTGAATTATTCTTGCGCCGGTAGTTAGTACGCCTTCGTTAAATGCTTGGAATGTTACGAGAGATCCTAAACCTGACATTGGTCGAGGTGATCCATCTACATAATAACGAGTAACGAATGTATTGTTTACATCAAGGTCAAATGTAACGCGAGTGTTGGCTACCCATTCAAATGATGCACCGCGTTGATCCTCAGAATAAACCTCAACAATTTCAAGAAATGCTTGGCCATAGAATAGAAGGCTATCTACTAAGTAGCTGATTGTTACAAATTGTGGTTGAGACTTAGATAATTGACTTACCCATCTAGGAGCAGGGATTCTTTCGCCTGTAGATTTTTTCTTGTACTCTAAAGGAATAGATCCGACAGTGCAGAGAAGATCACGGCATCTTTTTACTGATGGCACTGACATAGCATCTCGGCGAGCTATTGTCGGAAATGTAAAACTGTAAATAGAGTTTATTCCATCGCCCATTATTTGTGGAGCGACTTGAGCCTCTAACATTTGTGGCTTGCGAGAGAAGATACCCATAGACATAAAGGATAGCATTTGTCAAGTA